TCATTCCTGGGTGGACAACTTATAGGATATCAGTTGCAATAAATAATTCCTCTTGAATAATCTTGGGTAATTTTCACTTAATTCTAAGATTTTTTCTTTATTGACGTTATCTAAAGGATTCTCATACCAATAATTTTTTAATTTATTGATCATGGAAAATATAACCATTTGCTCTGGTGTTTTTATATCTTCACATAAAAAATTGGCTAAATAAAAAATGGGATGAATTGTTGAATCATCAAGTAAACAATTGTGGAAATTTATACTGAAGTGTACTAGTTTTTCTGATTGATTTATTGACAAAAAAGCTACTTGGCTAGATGGAGCATAGTACTTGGATAATGAGTAGTAGAAATTTTCAGTTATCCAAGAGCCGATATAATTTTTTTCCCCCTGATCAACAGGAAAAAAGCTTACTTGCATTATGGTATATTTTTCGCTTCCAGATGAATTTGTCTTAATGCTGATATTTTTCATGGCTGATTCTATATGGCCGGTACGTTGTTGCCATAGGATCTTAAGGTTGCCATAAAGATTTCTCTGGTAGTTTTTTTTTAAACTACCATTACACGTATTATCCTCTAATGCCTGTCCCATTACGCCAAATGAGGGGTTGATGGTGCTGAACGCTTTGCATGATAGTCTGAAATTGCCATAATCTTTAGGAAAAAGATTTGATGCGATTTTGACAATGACTTCTTTAGGTAGATTTGTTAGATTATGAATGTTAGTCACTGGTAAATGTGAATGCGAGGTTGAACAATTAGTTGTATATGAGTCGACGCTTGGTGAGATCTTTAATGATGCATTAACTGAATCCATAGCGGTTATCTCTTTAATAAAATGAACAATAGCCAATTCGGTACTGGAAAATTAAATACTAACATATGAACGATAAATATAATAATAGATATTTGATTCAGCATCAAGGACGCAAGATGATTTTTAATTCTGTTAATTAGATAATTCATGAAGAAGTTATTCAATGAAAAATGTAACATTATTTATTTATTTATTTATTTATTTATTTTAAATAAAATTTTTGTGGAAAAATAAAAATGCATTTTCAAATGCGGTAAGTTTAGGACTGGATTTATTCTAATCTCTCCATGAAAAGAAAACGATTACGACCAAAGCGGACTGCTTAAATCGTCTTGATCTCGCATACTTCAAACACACTAATTTATCAAGGCCTTCAATTTATCTCACGTTTTCTGGCAATGGCCTGGCGTACGGCTGGCATTTGGCGCCCACTCGCACGCTGGAAAAAGGCGCGCCTCGATCATGTTAAAGCCGTCGGAAAAAATTTCAACGTGTCGAAGGAATTTTCCATGACGGCAAGTGTATGATGTCAGGCGAATTGATGGATTATCGCTGTAATGGGCCACCCGTCATACCAAGATTGGGACTATGATTAAATCTCTAACCAATCAATTGGATGATTAACGTGGAAATTTATACTTGGTTCGTTGCATGGGGCGCCATTAATAAAGAAGGTGGGCAGGTAAATGGGCATCTCTTGCGTGAATATCCGGAAAATTATAATGAATTAAAGATCGCGAATGAAATGATTGAGGTTATAGCTGGAGAACATCCGAATGTGGAATCAAAGCATATTTATTTTACCGCCTTCCATCGCCTCCCATAGATAGCTTTTTAAAAATATTCAAGGTCGCCCTCGCGGCCTTTTATATTGCCTGAATTCCGAGCAATTCCATGGCTAAAGCACGCCTAGAACGGTTGGCTTTCGACCGGGAATCAGTCCGCCATGACGACGAAGTGGGGCGACGCCAGGTAGCCGGCTGCTGGTTCGACCTGCGTGTGCTGTACGCCTAATCACGCCCGGTACGGCGTTTCCGCTAATGGTCATGGTCTTATCGCTACGCACGGTAATTTCATGATGGTCCCCGACAGGAATCGAATCGAGTCGGGAACACTATAAAATTTAAGACAATTATTAATAACATAAAATCATAATGCCCGCAATTATGCCCGCATTTTCGAAACGTGGCTATTTTTCCACTTTTGATAGTCACTCAACCACCACCGCGAACAACGCTCAAATTTCATCGGTGCAGGCAATTTTCCGGCCTTGATTTGAGAATAAAAAAACTTTGCGGTGAATCCAGAATTACTTTGCATATATTTCATATCGATCAGGCGGTCGTCAATCGCGCTGTCGTTTAGGGATTTTTCGCCGATCTGCAGATCTTGCATTGGTCTTGCCTCGTATTATCTCAACTATTGCCTGGTCAGCGGCCATAATGGCCTCGGCAATATGATTTCTGGTTAAAACATCTTTTCTTACGCTGAACGATAATTTGCCAATTTTTATATCAAATTCAGTCAGCAGGCATACGCCCGGGCGCCATGGTTGCATTGTGGTTTCCTCGTTGGTTTCCACAATGCTAACCATGAACGGCGGTCATTTCTGATTAGGACAAATCAACTTCTTTGGCGGTCGTCGCGGGCGGTTTAACCGGACGGCCTGTGGAAACTCGATCGCCAGTTCACTACAGGCCTGCGCCTCGATCGTGCCGGTTTTGCCGTTCTCAAACGTCACGTTGATGACATCACCACGCGCCAAATAGGTTCTAAGCATATTGCCTCCATGGCCCCGCTGCCGGGGCCGGTGGTTATCTGACGCGCAGTGAGCGCGGACCAATTTCGATATGGGCACCAGGCACCGGGTTTATCAATTCCGGCGGGGGAGCCTCACCACGCAACAGGTATGCCGCAACCTCCGCATCAGCGGTTTTAAATGCTTCCCCAATTGCGTCTTTGTCTGGTGAGGTTGTAACCGTCGTAATCACCATTCTATCCGGTAATTTTGCCTCATCGTCGACGATGACCGATGCTCTGCCCTTTGCCGCCGAGAACGTGTTATAGGTGGTTTTCAGCGAGTCCTTATCTGCGGCTATCAGGCAGCTAAGGATATACTGGCGGATGTTTTTGGCCTGAGTCTCGAAACTCTTCTTGCGCCCGGCCAGCCGCTTGGCTTCTTCATCACATGTTTTTGCGTTCCCCTCAATATTGCGGACAAATGAGAACATCGAATCCAGTTTGTCGCCCAGGGTGCCCTCGATGCCCTCGATGCCCTCGATGCCCTCGACGGTATCGGCGATCATTTCCGGCGTGAGTTCTTCGCCGGATTCGATCAGGTCTTGCAGCTTTTTATAATCAGCAGCCAGTGCAATAGCGGTTACGCTCATGCTGTTGCTCCTGCGGCCAGATTGGCCAGCCGTTCATCTTTGATAGTCGCCAGTCTGCGCAGGCGACCAGATAGATATTTCGCGTATTCCTGATCACCTTTGGCCTCGGCGGCTTTGCGGTGAACTTCGACCTCGCGTGCGATTGTGCTGAATACGGCGTTGATTTCGTTTGGTGAAACGCCTGTCTGGAGTGTTTCCGCATTGCGGGATAATTTTTCATCCAGTTCTTTGCGCAGCCGGGCGACATCTTCGGCTTTATCGCTGGCGTTCTTGATAGCAAATTCTTGGCCGATTTCTTCCCGGTATTGCGGATTGTCGTAGAGGCCGAGGAAGATATCAGCGCTGAAACCGAGCTGCGACAGGGCTTTTTTCGTGGCATCAGTCAGTGATTTTTTCGGTGCTTCACCGTCACTGATAGGACCGTATTTGCTGTTGTACCGGTAGGGAGTGCAACCATAGGCGATGATTTTCCCCTCCCGCCCGTCCAGTTCGTAGCGCAGCCGAATTTTTACGATATGGTTCGGTTCCATCAGGAAATCACCATTCCTGCCTACGATTGGCGATCTGACCAGTTTACCAGCAGCGTCCGGAATATTTTGGTAGATTGGGGCACCCTCATCAAAACGCTCTTCTAATATCTCGATTCCCCAGTTAATACCCTGCGGACGGAAAACCTCGGTTGCCCGCATGACCATGTATGTCCCATTGATCGACGTGCCGCCGCCATCATTGGTGAACGCCTTGGTGAACGTGCCGTCAGTTTTATGCACCTGGCGCCATAGTGTTAAATTTTCCTGCGCGCTAGCCGGCATACGATCGATCGCGTTTTCTAGCTCGAGTGTGCGCAGTTTAATATCAGCGGCCGGAACCTCCTGTTTTTCGACCTCGATTGAGGGTTGCGCTGCCGGTTGTTCGCTGGTTGCCAATGTTTCGGGTATTGACAGCACGGCGGCGGGCGGCTGATCTGCTGGTTTTGTTGCAGTGTCCGCGGGTTTTGTTGCAACTGCTGCCGGTTCTGGTGCCTGCTCACCGGTTTTTGTTGTGTCACTTGCCGGTGCCGGCTTTTCATCTAGTGCTTCCGGCATTTCTATAGACGCGATCTGCTGATGCAGGAAATCTCTCAGCACCGCTGCCGGTGGTGACGAAGGCAAAAATTTTTTACCGGCTCGTACGATTTCAAATACCGCTTCGCGCGGGATTTCCAGTGCTGATTTACCTATCAGCCGGAATTCCATGGACCAGAGTTTAAAATTCTTGTCGTCAAGTTCGATCAACCTTCTGGCTTCTGCAACCTGGCGTGGTCCCACGTCCCAGCAGTCAACATCAAATTTCAGCGCAACAGCTATTTCCAGATCCAGGGTATCGAAATTATGCTGGAATGGGCGGTCTTTGAACGGACCACGAATAACCAGCGGGGTGATCTGGGTGTCGGTATTCTGTGGTACGGGCGTGATCTTGGTTACGGTATTTTGTGGTGCTGGTTTTTTGCCTGCCAACGCATCACGATCCCGTGGTTGCGCCACCCATTTTTCAGCAAATTTCTGTATTTTTTCGGCATCTAATGGGGCGGCGAAAGCCGAGAATACGGCGTCATTCAGTTTGATTAATGCTTCCGGGTACATCGCGTTTAGCGCCGGGACGCTGCTCATGCCGTCGATGGCCGGCATCAATGCGGCGCTGGATTCATCATCGTTGAGAAAATCAACAGCCATCGATAGATCACGTTGCTTTATTTCTGATTTTCCGATCAGGACAATGACGGTTATTTTTTCACGTAACGGCAAGGAATTGAAATCTACTGAAGCTTCGAGATCTATTTCTGTATGGCCCTCATCAACTGGCGGATTTATTTGCTGCCAAGCACCGTCGACCAAATTGTATTCTTTGGCAAATATTTCATCAAAACGGCCAATCGGTGGTCGGGGCGAGCCGATCTTGTCTTCGATAATATCCGGACTGAAAAAATTGTCACTGGCGCCGGGCATTTCGTCTTCTAAAAGCATGGTTGCTTGCATTACGGCTAACTTCTGAGTCTTAGCAGTAATAGCAATAGCGAGGGGAACCGCGCCGCTAGCCAGCGCCTTTTTCTTGGGTTTAAATAATAACGAATAATCGGTCATGGTCTTGCCTCTGGTCGTTGGGGGATTAAAACGGAATTTCGTCAAATTCACCGGAATCGGGAATATTAACGTCTGGTTCGGGGGTTTCAGATATCTGCTCGATACAGAGCAGGGATTGAATTTTGTCGTCAATAGCGGATTGTTTTATATGTGCATCAGCGGCGATGCGTGATTTTACATTGCGTAGATGGTCAACTTGCAGATTGACTAATTCGATTTTACTCGGCTCATCAAACTCGACTTCAACGGTACGAGTATCGATAAGGGTATAATCAGTATTAATTTTGGGAATGTCAGCATTCAGCGCGTAATATTTGCCCTGAGATGCGGAATGGTGAATGTATAGCGTCACGGGAAGTGCTTTCATAGCAACCTCAATATCGATATAATGCGCTTAAGATCAGCGCTTGCGTTGGTCTTGCCTCTGCTGCTGGGTTGGTCCCTGGCAGCGATGCCCGGTTAGCTTTGGTCGGCGACCCGGGGTAAAGAAGCCCACTCCGGTGGGCTTTTTTGCGTTTAGTGTACGAATGACGGACAGAGTGAAATTTCCGCCAGGATGGACCGAACAACTTCCCCATGCTCTGGGCCAAGAGAACGAAACGTGTATTCCTCTCTGTTCCGTTCATTGAGCACAGTAACCCGCGAATCCAGTTCGAGAAGACGGCGGAAAATTCCGCCTGGCGCCGTGGGTGATATCCCATTTTCCCGCGCACAAATGCTATGTAGAGCCGTTCGGCGGCGGTGCGGGCGTATTGCTGCAAAAGCCGCGTTCATACGCCGAGGTCTACAACGATCTCGATAGCGATATCGTTAATCTGTTCCGTGTCTTGCGTGATCCGGTACTCAATGGCCAGTTGCGCGACGCGTGCCTGTTTACGCCATATGCGCGCGAGGAATTCTATGACGCTTACGAGCCATGCGAAACACCGTTAGAACGCGCGCGCCGGACAGTCGTTCGCGCAACTATGGGCTTCGGTTCGTGTGGGGCGTTAAAAAAACCGGGTTCCGTGCGGATAGCAAACGCAAATATGCCACCGCCGCCGATTGCTGGGCGCGTTATCCAGACAACCTGTCGGCAATTTGTGAGCGCCTGCAGGGCGTCATCATTGAAAACAAAGACGCAATCGAGGTTATGCAAGCCAACGACGCGCCGACCACTCTTCATTATATCCCCCCTATCTGCCAGAAACCCGCGTCTGGCGCGGTGGACAATATCGTCACGAAATGACCCAGGCAGACCATGAAAAACTACTGACCGGCATCACCCAATTGCAGGGCTATATCGTTATCAGTGGCTATGACAGCGAACTGTATAACGATGTGCTACGGGGGGTGGAGAAAAGACACAAAACAGGCCCGTATCAGCGCAGGGAGGGGCACAAATATGCGGACTGAATGCCTGTGGGTTCGACTGGCCGTCGAGGTGGCAGCATGACTAAACGCGCTGAACAGATTCACATGGGGCGCGTTGCCGCTCTGGGCTGCATTGTTTGCCGGAAGATTTTCTATGTTCACTCGATTCCCGAAATTCATCATTTGAGAACTGGCCAGGGCGCCGGCCAACGCGCATCAAATTACGACACGATCGGGCTATGCCCATTGCATCACCGGCTGGGCGGCTACGGCGTGGCCATCCATGCAGGTCAAAAAGAATGGGAAAAACGGTACGGCACCGAAACAGATCTGCTGACCCAGACAAAACAATTATTAGCCCTGGAGGCTGACAATGCGTGAAATTCAATTGGTTCTAGAGCGTTGGGGAATTTGGGCGCGGGATAACAGCGGGGTGGACTATTCACATATCGCCGCCGGATTCAAAGGGCTACTACCTCAACCGTCCAGCAACAATGTTTCATGCTGCGACGACGATGGGCTGATCATTGATGCGGCGGTGGGGTGCTTGCAATCAGTCCGGCGCCCCGAGGAACTATGCCTGATTTTTTTTGCATTACGTTTATGGGGTATCGAAATCAGCGATATCTAGGCGTTGGAAATGTAGCGAGGGTGAAATACGGCGGCAAATGCTGGTTGCAGAGGGGGTTATTGATGGCTGCTTGGCAATGTCGGGAGCCGTCCTTGAGATGGACCCATACGTGCAGAGAAAGAATATTTACGAAAACGATAAAAAAACACTAACTCGCGACGAGAAAAGTGTTGTAGCGTGATAAGGTCGCAGCAAAGCGATGAACTTACAGAGATAACCCGCCATTGAGCGGGTTTTTGCGTTTCTGGATGGAGATTTAAAGATGGAAGCTAAGAAAATGCTGGTATCTTTGAATGTCGATACCAGCGAGTTACAATTTCAGTTAGCTGCGTTAAATGAATTACTTGAACCCGTGATCCTTGAACATATCATCGATGAATCTCTTAGCACGCTCCGCGGCTCTATCCGTTGCCTGCTTGATGACATCATCTTTAGTGATTTCTCGACCACAGACGGCGCAGCTAACCCCCACAAAATTTGTATCAAAGTCAAAATCGGTGGGTTGTTTGATTTGCTCGCTACCACAATCAGGGCAGGCAATTGCAAAAGTAATTTTATCCGTCATTAAATTTCCTTATTGCCAGTAGGGAAATATAAGATTACGCCGCAAATAAGTAAACTAAAACCTTTAAGCCTCGCATATCGCGGGGCTTTAACATTCCTAGAATTCACTATAGGCAAAGGTATTAGCGCATCTAGGTCCAGAATGCGGAATTTGATTTTGCTTGCGCTTTATCGGCAAAAAAATTTAATACTTTAGGGAATTTTACATTCTTATCAAAGAAAAATATTTTAATTATGAAAAGACTTGCTCCCATGACCATCGTATGATTATCCATAGACTACAGACGGATAAGATTTTTTCCTTTATCATATTTTAGGAGTAGGTTTTGATGAAAGCGTCACATTTTTTTCTCGGCTTGTTATGTTTATTCTCAGCAACTCATACCTTCGCTGAAGATTCTGACACTAAGCCTGTAACCTCTCATGACGGTAAGATAATTTATTATATTGTGGCATTAGATGGAGTAGATGATGATGGTTTTCAAAATAATGCTATAGCAGCGAGAGACAAGGCTACATCGAAAAAAAGTATTTTGTTATCTCCTCATTCTGCTAATAATTCAGAGGGATATTTGGGTGGTGTTGAAAATTTGAATATCTCTCCAGATGACAGTACTCTTTTTTTTGAAATGCCAGCCGGGACATCTTCCAATGAGATCTATTCTATAGATCTCAAATCAAAGAAATTGACCGATGTCGTGTCTGGAGAAGTTCTTTGTATTGTTCAGGGGGGAAAAAATAAAGGCAATCTTATAGTTGAAGAGCATAAATATTTTGTTCAAGGAGGATCCTACAATAGTGTCTTTCTATTGTCCCCTAAAGGAAAACAACTGGGGGTTATAGCCTTAGAAGATGATGACCCAAGCATACAAGGTGCATGTAAGTCTACCGATATGACACTTAATAACAATTAGATCTAACCCAGATGCGTGATAAGCCTATGGGACCACAATCCGCTTAACCATCAACACCAATTTCCTAGGGCTGCCTCAGGGTGGCCTTTTTTATTTCTGCGCAATAAAGAGCGCGTCTCTTATGGGTCGGCTCATAATCCACTCTCATTCGAACAATGGCGCGCTCTTTATTGCGGTGAATTCAATCCGGCTAATGCCGGTTTTTTTATGCCCTCACTGAGGACAAAAACAATAGGGGGCGTAATGTCCGATCCGGCTACATCGACCGTTATCACGGCGACACTCACCGGCGCGACGCTATTTGGCGCTGTGACGCAGACAGATTATGGAATTGTTTTCGGCGCGTTCGCGGGGGCCGTTTATTACGTGGCTACCGCTGACGATGTGCCGCTGTTCCGGCGCGGCTGCTATTTCCTCTCATCGTTTATCGTTGGTGTTTTAGGCGCTGGCGTTGTCGGTGAAAAATTAGCGCAATGGACTGGCAGCAAACAAAATCTTGCGCCGCTGGCCGCCGTGCTCGTTGCGGTACTGGCGATAAAAAGCCTTGGATGGCTCAACGCACAATCACCGTTCGAGTGGTTATCTCGTTTGTGGGGTGGCCATGGCTAAAGACCCGATTATTATCGTTAAGCGACCATGCGTTTAAACGCCCGTCTGATGTTGTCATGGAACTCGGTTTTGCCGGTGGCGGTTCGTTGTTGAATGGTATTGATACGGGGGCAATCGGGCTATCGCTGGGCCTCAGCCCACAGGATACGTATAAACAAATTTTGGATTTGCAGGCTTCGCGCCAGCCGTTCGACGTCATTACCGGCAAGAAAACCTACAACAACATGCTGATCCGCGCCATTGAGGTGACGACCGATAAAACCAGCGAAAACGTGTTGATGTGCGTTTTAACGCTGCATGAGGTTCTTATCACACAGACTCAAACGGTGCAGGTAGCGGATAAAAGCAACATGGCAACGGGCGTTAGCACATCCGCCGTACAGAACACCGGCACAAAGTCGCCGACGCAGCCTGTCAGCTCGCTACTGTCATCTGCAAACAGTACGCTTGGCGGCGTTCCTGCCAGCATCCTGTCGTCTATTGGGATACCGACAAAATGAACATTCAGGAAATTCCGCTTACTGCGGACAATCAGCAATTCAATATTACCCTGGGTAATTTTACTGGTCAGGTGAAACTGATCTGGCGCGACGCGGCCGGCTGGATAATGGATTTAATGGACAGCGGGAGCGATCCGCTGCTGACCGGCGTGCCGCTAGTCTCTGGCGTCAATCTTTTGGCCCAATACCCGCAATTAGGCATTGATGGTGCGCTGGTGGTGATTAGCGACGACGAAACTCAGGAATACCCAACGAGTACCAATCTCGGCACCGACAGCCATACATATTTTGTGCAGGAGTCATGATGAGCGCGAATTGGATACGACATTTCGAGTTGATTTTAACGGACAATAACGGGGGCGGTATCAGCCTCAGTGATTTCAAGGTGACGTTCTCAATCGACTGGTACAACATCAAATGGCCTCGGGTCGCCACGGTCAGAATCTATAACCTTGGACAGCCGACCAGTGCCAGAATTCTCGCTACCGAATTCACAAAAATAAAAATTATCGCTGGCTATGACGGGCTAGCTCCGGTGGTGGATAGCAGCCAGTTATACCACCCGCAGGAAATTGACCCATCACAAATTGGACAGACTGCCGGGCAGAACTGGGGGGAAATTTACAGCGGGGAAATCCGTTTTACGCTCACTGGCCGGGAGAACCCCACCGACACTTACGTGGTTATCCAGGCGGTTGACGGCAATAACGCCTGGAATAACGCGACGATCAACCAGACGATAGCCGCTGGTCATACAGTGCAGGATATCCACACGCAGGCATTACAAAATTTGGCGCCGTACGGTATTCAGCCGGGAATTACCCCCGCCATGCCGCCAACGGTATTCCCTCGCGGGCGCACTATGTATGGCATGACACGGGATGTTCTGCACAACATCAGCAAGCAGTGTGATGCCACCTGGCAGTTTGTCGGGGGTAAAGTTGACATGGTTCCTGACGATAAGTATGTGCAAGAGGCGATCGTTTTGAACAGCAATACCGGATTGATTGGGATGCCGCAGCAGACGATGGGCGCTGGCGTTAATGTGCGGTGCCTGATCAATCCGAATATCCGGTTAAACGGGTTAATCCAGTTGGACCAGGCATCAGTTTATCGGACGGCATTATCGACGTCTGATATTCAGCAGGCTGGCGGGCGAATTACCGAGACGAACGATAACGGTAACCTGTCTGTTTCCGGGATCGCAAGCAGTTCGCCGCCGGCCAGTATTGCGACCGATGGTGTTTACATTGTGCGGGGTATTAGCTATACCGGCGATACGCGTGGGCAGGCGTGGTATATGGAATTGATGTGTGAAGCGCGAGGTTCGGCGGATTTACAGACACAAACCACTATGTCGAGAGGGGGATAAATTGAATTCTTTTGCAAAGGCTTTCCTTATTTTACTTTTCATAACTTATCCAGCGTTAGCCGTACAAGATAAATACTATAACAGGGTTGCCGATCTAATGGATAAGCAGAATCTACAAGGATGGAAAGCGGATTATTCCGCAGTACCATTTTTTACTATGAATGGCCGTGTTTTTTACATAACTATTAATGATTTTGGTAAAATAGTTGAAAACACTTTTGATCAATGTAATGACATGGATGCGTACCTCGACAGAAAGGGTGCCACCGATGCTTGTAAAGAACACATATATGAAGGTATAAAAGAAATTGTGGCTTATTCCAGAGATAAAACTATTAGCGACAGAGCTTGGGTACTTGGGAGTAGATATGCGGCTGATACGCATAATCCCATACCTGATATGAATATATTCGACTTCAATGGTTGGGCTGCTGGTATACGGGTAGCTAAGTCAAAAGGTTATTGATTGTGTATTTACTTTTTCCAATCTCGTTTAAGTCTAACTGATACAACCTAACATGGACGCCCCGAGGATTATCGGGACGTTTGATTGTATGAGAGTGAAGTGAAGATTATTTTTTTATTTCCTTGAAAATTATTTCATTATATTTACTAAAAATTTCGGTTATATCCTTAGTTGTCATGTTTTCACCCTCAATGGTCGTATCCTTGGTGTGAATCTTAAATTTCTTCGATGATTTTGTTTTGATCCATTGACGGATGATTGCCGCTATCGCAAGGCATACAGGGGACGCTTGTGCAACGGTGATAATGATTTCAGAAACACCTCCGCCCATCCCTGAGCTGGCGGAATCAACCGTACGTATACGTTCCCTCACCGTATACTCATCTTTCGGTATTTCCCGCTCAATGATCGGTAAAACCGCATTCCAAATATCAGGAGGTAATTTTATGGTTGTCTCTGATTTTAACATAAAAATCCATGGCCCTTATCTGAGCAAACTCAAAATAGCCATTACACTTATTCATGCCGCCTTATGGCTCACTCTAAGTCGCGACGTTGATATCGAGTTCGATAAAATTGATCTAAAAGCCGGTAAATCAGATATGTAGTAACACGATCAATGAACTTACTAAATCCTGACATTTGATCAGTAACCCGCCTCGTGCGGGTTTTTTTATGGAGTTTTTATGCCCGTATCAACTCCCGCGCAGAGCGGGGATCTCTCGCAAACTCTCGATGCCACTCAATCAACCATTTCATCGCAACTCCGTGTCGCCATGCCGGGGGAAATCAAATCATTCAATCCTGATGCAGTAACGTGCGTTGTGCAGTTGGGCACCAAGGGGCAACTTAACGGAAAATCGGTAGCCATCCCGCCGCTGGTGGATGTGCCGGTTATCTTTCCCCGCGGCGGCGGTGTGACGCTGACATTCCCGGTGTCAGCCGGCGATGAATGCCTGGTGATTTTTGCTGACCGCTGTATAGATTTCTGGTGGCAATCCGGCGGCGTTCAGGAACCCGTAGATCCGCGCCAGCACGATTTATCAGACGCGATCGCCCTAGTCGGCCCGCAGTCGCAGGCAAAGAAAATCAGCGGAATCAGCACGACTGCCGCGCAATTTCGCAGTGATGATGGTCTGGCCTATCTGGAAATCAACCCCACCACTCACGCCATGAATATTGTGGCGCCGGGCGGCCTAAACGTCACTACGCCGACCGCGACATTCTCCGCAGCGGTTACCGTCAACGGCCTATTCACATTCTTGGGTAGTTTGGTGGGCAGTACTGTAAATGGTGCGGCCGCCACGATCACCGGCATTACCAATTTTATCGGCTCCCTGACATCGAACGGGAAAAATATCAGTGATTCGCATACTCACGGTAATGTTCAGAACGGCAATGACAATACAGACGGGGTGAACTGATGCGATACCGGCGAGAAGACGCAAACGGTGATTACACCTTCGGCCAGGGCGACAACACCTTTCTGGTGAATTCACCGGACTGTGTGGCCCAGGCCGTTTTTACCCGGTTTCAGCTCTGGCAGGGGCAATGGTTCCTCGATACTACCGAGGGAACGCCCTATCTGCAATCCATTCTCGGCAAGCAGCCGGCGGACGTGTACAGCCTGGCGGTGCGGGATCGCATCAGCGGAACCCAGGGTGTTAATTCAATTCAGTCCTTCGATTCAAACAATAACGGCACAACACGCCGCGTCTCCTTTACCGCAACCATCGATACCATCTACGGCACAACGGTAGTCACAAGCGGGGCATAATGGCACTCAATCTCGACTCTTTAGGGCTGGCGGCTACCGTCACGGCCACGGGCATTTCTGCGCCCGATTATCAAACAATCCTGACGACAATCACCGGTTATTTTCAACAGATTTACGGCAGCGATGCCTATCTGGAACCTGACAGCAAAGATGGCCAAATGATCGCCCTAGTGGCACTGGCTATCAATGACGCCAACAATATGGCTATCGCAGTTTATAACGCATTCTCGCCGGCGACAGCTCAGGGTAATGGACTGGCCAGCGTGGTGAAAATTAATGGCATCATTCAACAGGTCGCCACTAATTCGACGGTTGACGTTCAGCTCAACGGCGCGGCCGGCACGACAATCACCAATGGCTCCGTAAAAGATAATAACGGGGTGATTTGGGACCTGCCGGCTACCACGACGATCGGAACCGATGGCACCGTGACAGTCACGGCGACCTCTGAGACTACAGGCGCTATCGCTGCGCTACCTGGCACCGTGACGCAAATTAATACCCCGACGCTGGGATGGACGTCCGTGACGAATGCTTCGGCGGCCGCTATCGGTTCGGCAGCGGAAACCGATACGGAATTACGCGCCCGGCAGACCATCAGCACCACCTTGGCATCCACTACGCCGCTTGATGCCATAGATGGCGCAATAGCCGGTCTGAGCGGGGTCTCGCGGTATGTGCTGTTTGAGAACGATACCGGTGCGGTGGATGCAAACGGCCTGCCGGCGCATTCGATTTCAGCGGTCATTGAGGGCGGTGATGTCAACGAGATCGCCCAGACGCTATACAGCAGAAAAGGGCAGGGCGTCAGTAGCAACGGAACGACCAGCATCACGATTGCAGATGTTTATGGCAACCCGCATGTTATCCAATTTTCCCGTCCTGTTGATGTGCCGATTTATATCGCTATTACCATGACGGCATTTATAGGCTACACGACAGCCATCGGTAACCAGATTAAAACGGCCATAGCGGATTATATCAACTCACTATCTATTGGCGCTGATGTATTGCTGAGCCGGGTTTATTCACCCGCCAATTTAGGGGTAGTAAGCGGCGGGAACAGCCAATATTACGACATTATGAATTTGCAAATCGGTAGGGTCTCAACAGCCCTGTCAACTGCAAATATTACTATTGCCTGGAATGAATCACCAACCTGCGACGTCAGTAATATTAATTTAACGGTATCATCATGAGTAAATATACCGACCTAATCACCAATTACCACGCCGGTAAGCCAAAATTTGTCTCTCATATCGATTTATCAACCAGGCCATTGAGTGACGTTTCTGACGCCACGGCCTCATTGATTACCGCGTTTGACATTGATACCGCCGTAGGAAACCAGCTTGATATATTGGGTAAGTGGATAGGCCGAACGCGGGTTGTCGGTACGCCAATATCCGGTATTTATTTTTCCTTTGATACTGCGGGTATCGGATTTGATGAAGGCGTTTGGCAGGGACCATTTGATCCAGACGAAGGATTTACCAATCTCAGCGATGACGTCTACCGGATGGTGCTGAAAACCCAAATCGCCATTAATCGCTGGGACGGTACGAACGGTTCTTTGCCTGACATTCTCGATACGGCATTGTTGGGGTCAGATTGTCGGATGGAAATAGTCGATAATCAGGACATGACCATATCGTTATTGTTTTTCGCTGAGAACGGGATCAATAGTGTATCAAAAGAACTTATTGCAGTTATCAAACAGGGCTATTTAACCGTTAAGGCTGCTGGCGTCTATTCTGGCGGCAACATCATAACGCCCTCAGCGGGAAATAAACTTTTCGGATTTGATACAGCCAATGATTATTTATCAGGTTTCGACACTGGAGCATGGGGAGTGAATTTATAATGGTAACAAATGATTTTAAACCGTTCGCAATAGCGCCGAGCGCCAACGTAACCGACCAAGCGGATTATGCCGCTTTGCCTGCGCTATTATCTGGGTTTGGATCTGGCGTGGCATCATCAGCACAAGTAAACAAGGCGTTGAGGCAATCTACAGTGCTGGCCAGCGTCCTGGCGCAATTCATATCGAATCAGCTAACGGTGGATGTGCTGGACAATGGCGACACCACAACGCTGCTAAATAATCTGATTGCGGCGCTGAATTCGAATGGCGCAGCCAGCTTTTTGCAAAAGGCAAATAATTTTTCTGAAATCAAAGCGGCTGGTGCGGTAGCTCAGGCGGCGGCTCTCACAAACCTTGGTTCAGGCGACGGGACGCTCAATGGGCGCTACCTGAATACGCAATCATTTCCTTCAACTGCAACATACACGCCGACTCATGGGACAAAACGGCTTCGCATTACATTGTGGGGCGGAGGTGCCGGCGGTAGTGGCACTAATACCAATAATGTAGGTGCTTTTTCTGGCGGAGGGGGAGGATTCATTGAGGTGTGGTGCACATTAAGCGCCCAGACTCTCTCTGTCGTTATCGGTGCTGGTGGCATTGGTACGGCGGCAAACTCAGCAACAACCGGAGGCTATGGTGGTAATACTTCCATTATTGAGCTTGGTTTGACCACCTATGGCGGCACAGCGTCTGGGGGAACATTTGCGTCAACTTTATTCAATGTATCTTTAGGTGTCACCGGGCAGGACGGACAGGGCAGTTTATCGGCAGGCTATGGTGGGACTGGGGGTGGTGCATCTTTGTCTTTCGGTGGTTTACCACACTCCGGCTCCGCTGGCGGTAATGGAGCATTCCCTGGTGGTGGTGGCGCTGGTGCAAGCTATGTATCAGGGACACCTCAGAAGGCCGGTAACGGCGGCTATGGTTTAGTTATCATTGAGGAGTACGCATAATGGCGATATATGCAGTTATTGTAAATAGCGTTGTTGTCAATACTATCGTTTGGGATGGAACAACAGCATGGGAACAACCGACAGGAAGCGAATTAATTATCATCCCTGATGGTGTCGTGGCAGGAATCGGATATGCCTATGATGTCGCGACAAGCACCTTCACGCCTACAACATAATTAAAATTTATTTTGTTAAAATCAATTTTTATAGATCTTTTCATAATAATTTTTTATAAAAATTTATGTATATTATTGAAAACTTTGTTACTTTAGTTGATATATACGCTATTGCAAATGATAATATAAAAATTATAATTAGTAAGGTAATTTTTTTTGGTTTCACTATTCTGTAAATAATTATTTGATACAAAAAAATTAATTATTATGTGATGAAATAGAAATGCAGGGAATGTATATTTAGAAATCAAAGATATAACATTTTTTATTACATTCCCAACATTTATTGATTTAAAGCAAGTGCAAAAAATTGAAAAAAAAGATATAGAAAACACATAACATTTGAATATAAAAGGTAAATCAAATAAACCACAAATTATCAATATGGAAAGCAAGATAGACATGGACGTCATCAGCAATGATTTATTTTGGTAAAGTGTGTATATCATTCCATAAATCATCAAATTAGCTTGAGTTATTGGGTTTCTCCATTCATCTATTATAAATATATCTTTATAGAATATATGCAAAACTATCGTAAATGTTAACCATGAAAGCTGCGAAGTATATGGATAATCAATAACTAACTTTCTTATAATCGGGAAGAAAATATATAATATAATTATCATACCTACGAACCATTCACCGATTAGGTAGTAGTCTTTTATTCTATAAAACATCATTCCATCCATACTCATTAATGTTAGTATGAATGACCACGGGTTTATACCATGATTGAACGGTGTTTTTGTTAAAATCATAAAAAAAACTGAAATAAAGTAACTAACAAAAAAGGTAGGAAATATTGAAAGAAAACGTTTTTTATAAAATGATACTGCATTGAATTCAGTACCACTTGATAACATTAGCGAGGCGCCAGATATAATGACAAAAAGACCTATTCCAATGTGCCCTATGCTTACATCTTTTAATAAAATACTCCCAACTGATTTATATACATCATTTACTGGTATCAAACAAACATTAAAATGGAATAAAACTATAGATAAAAAAGCAATTACTCTTATAAAATCAAGATAAAATACTCTTTCATTTTCATGGTGCATAAAAAATCCAAATTATTATAAATGTTTGAAATAAAATATTTATAATTAAATAACTTTAATCCTACGCTATAAAATGTGCAAACACTATTTCTATTTCATAACCAAATTGCACAAAAAAAATACAAATATTTCATTGAGTCGAAAAGTTTTGCTTATGAGAGAATTATAATGCAAGGGTGTAATGAAAAAAGGGCCATCGCTGGCCCTCCAAAGAGATTCCCGACAGGGAGCCGTAAGATAGCGGGCTGGCGCGCCGCTGACAAATTGTCCGTTCTGGATTGCGAAACGCGCCGCAAAAAAAATGCCCGCAGCTTGTGAGCACGGGCAGAAACGAAAATGAAAAGAGTGTGTAATCTCGGGATAAAACCTAACATTGAACATTAAGAGGAAGTTGGCATTTAATGCGTAAATGGTCATTTTTGACGCAGTGATATATGCCATAACTGTGTAACGTTAGGCTGGTTATTGATAAAACCAATCGTCCGCGCTTTCCCAAGTATTCTGAAAAAACGGGCCAGGGTAGTGGCCCAAACCGTACGCGGTAAATGGAACATAATGGAAACGACGCATACTCGCATAGGGAGGTTTAACGGTTGTTGAATGGCGCGGGATTTATGGGCAACCGCGCCGTGGCTTTGCGAAACATGCAGCAAAATTTCTTACAGACTATCGAGGTAGTCTGCATACCACTGCATCATTTCCCGCCGTTTATCCAGATATTGTGCGTGGTTGTAAATACCGCGAATTTTGTTCCGGTCAACATGAGCAAGTTGCCGCTCTATCAAATCCGGATCGAATCCATGCTCGTTGAGGATGGTACTCATCTGGTGGCGGAAACCGTGGCCGCTGGCTCGGCCTTCGTATCCTATACGCCTAATCACGCCCAGTACGGAGTTTTCGCTAATGGACTTGGCCTTATCACTACGTCCGGGGAAAATGTACTGGCCATGGCCGCTGATGGGCTTAATGTATTTGAGCAGCGCGATCACCTGCGTGGACATGGGAACAATATGCGGCCGGCGAGATTTCATTATTTCCGGGGGGATTTCCCATATTGCGTTATCGAAGTCGATAAACGACCAATGTGACTCCCTAAGTTCAACTGTACGCAGACCGGTAAGCTGCAAAATCTGCGTAGCCACCTTTACCAGAATACCCCCACCATAAGATGACAATGCCAGGTTAAATGCCCCCACTTCTGATTCTTGCAGGAACGGATAGTGCTCTGGCCTAGGTGCGCCCATTGCGATAGAAAGATCTGGTGCCGGATTATAATCGGCTCTACCAGTGCCTATGGCATACCGAAATACCTCACCACATCGCCTCCGCGCTTTCCTCGCGCGCTCCATTGCCCCACGTTCCTCAAATTTCTGCAACACCCTCAGCAGCACCAT